GAAGCCGCTACAGACAACATCTACCTCCGCTACACCGAATTCGCTGCCCGAGCTATGCTCGAACAGACGACCTTCCTCATGCCTGCGGGAACCGAGGGCTTTGAGCCCCTCATCAGGAGGATTGCCCTACGCAGTCTAACTGAGATCTCGGTGGACCTCGGCCAGAAGAGTGGACTGATTCCCGTGACAAGGGGTCAGATGATGGGTCACATCCTGTCTTTCCCTCTCCTGTGTCTTCTGAACCGCTCAGCCTCATGTTTGGCTATCCCTAGGGATCGCTTCATGAGGGTGAACGGTGACGACGTTCTCTTCCCGGCCTCGGAGGACGAGTATGCGCAGTGGAAGGTTTCAACCTCCTGCGTAGGACTAAAGTTCTCACTTGGCAAGAACTATTACTCACGCGACCTTGCACTCATCAACTCCGAGTTTTACGTCTGGTCGAAGGACCAGCGCTGCCTGGAGCGTCTCCCCGTTGCCAACGTGGGACTACTCGGCTACCAGAGGGAGATGATCGACCCGGAGACGGGCCGTCAGATTCTCCCCTGGGAGCAGTATGGTACCATATGGCAGGCTTTTGCCGACACCCTGCCTCAGCAGCAGTGGCGTCACGGTTACAACCTGTTCAGAAAGAGATATCCCGGCTTGGCCTCGTTCCCAGGTCCCCTTGTGGGTCCCCGGGAGCTTGGCTGCCTGGGCGGAGAGGTTCCTCCTGATTGGACATTCAAGAGGACTGAGTTACTGTGGATGGAGGCTCACCGGACTGGTCTGTTTGACTTCCGAGAGGGAGTTATGTCAGACTACAGTCGCGTCCAGCAGAGGTTTGCATCTCTGTTGGAAAAGGAGGCAGGCCTGTATGCCTGGGGTGTCCCCCCAGGCAATCAGACCATGCCCCCCTTGAACCTGTTCCCCGACCCATACCGGCGCGGTGGCGGGTATGCAGAGCGTGTGATGGCGCTCCGGCGTTGGCTCGTCAAGCCTGTCAGCCTGAAGAAGGCGACAGTGTTTGGCAGGCGGCGCTGGAGACGCTTCCTAAAAGAGAGGCATGAGTCCGGTAAAGGTCTCGTGCCGCTCTCGGGTGGCGCTCTGAACTCGGTCATCGGTAACATGTGGTCAGAACCACGCAGGATGTGGTATTTGGTGAGACATTATCACGAACGGTACTCCGATAAAGAGTCTCCGTCACACTTCCATGAGATCTTCCGCGGGCTTTAGCCAGTACGGCGTAAGTTAGAGGCCGGTCGGCCCCAAGTCTCACGTGCAACGGCCCCGCCTAGACGGTGGCACGAAGTATACATCTCATGGCGAACCAGAGGACAAAGAAGGGTCAGCGCACCCAAAAGCGCAACCAACCCAGTCGGGGTGGACGACCATATATGACAACGACCCGTACTACTGATGAAGTACGTACCGGTATGGGAGGAGCTCGTACTGAGATCCGCCCTATTGCCAATGGTCTCTGCATCAAGAACAGCGGGATTCTCGCTGTCTATCCCACATCTTCAAACGCGAGAGCGACCGGTTTCGGTCTCAATCCGATTGATCCAAATCCCTTTCCCTGGGTCAGTAACATTGCACAATGTTACTCCCAGTACCGCTGGAAGAAGCTCCGTCTCCTGTGGCAATCAACCACCGGAACCGGGGTTGCTGGTGATGTAAGCCTCGGTATCTGCTACGATATCGAGGAGGTTCGTGCCTACCAGGCACTCATCAACAGCGGCAGCACGGCCTGCATGCAGGCTGTTGCATCTTCTCGTGATGTCATGGCCGGCCCGGTTTGGGGATCCCGCTGCCAGACTGTCAATGGACGTATGACAGCTGACATAATGGTTGATGTGGACGTAAAACGTGCACACAGCCGTTTCAACTGGTTCATCATGAACCGGTATAGAGCGGGATCCACCGAGTCGGCCGAAGACAACATGGCGGTCGGGATTTACCCTATTGCGCACCTCGGAGGAAATGGTTCCTTCGTCGGAAACGCAGGGGTGTTGTGGGTGGACTACGAGATCGAGGTGGTAGGTCCGGTTTCACCGTCCCTACAGCCTCCTACTCCTTTGTTCCGGCAGAAAACGAGTGAGCCGTGGCCCCCCGTCTGGCCTACACCAACACCTGTTCCTCCACCAAGGGAGGGTGGGAGTACCTGGTGCGGGCATTTTGCCCCGTTACGACCGTCTACAGTTGGCGGACGACCAGGAGGACCGAGAGGTCCAAACCTGATCCTCCATCTGGTGTAGCTTCCTGCTCTCTATGTTCATTC